GCTAGAAGAATATGATATTAATATATCGGCTATCCAAGAGCTTTTTAATATGGGTGTAAAATATCCGGCTTATTTCGCAGATATCAATCAGGCCAATACATATATCAACGAGAATAAAAGCTATGGATTGATTATTAAGAAAAAGGTAGATGGAGAGAACTTTTCGCGACTATACAAGATATCCTCAATGTATATTAACTATCGCGAAGAGACTGACCCGTGCCACCCGAATGTATGGATGAATATTCTTAGCGTCTATATGAAAAACAAGCAGAATTATACTATTAAGGATTATATCGTGACATATAACCCGAATATCCAGATTCCGCTTGATAATAACGGGAGACAGATTGACCCTACATATCTTGTACATACGATTATCTCAACTATCAAGGATAGCCTCTACAGCTATTATAAATCAACTACGACATATAATCCAACTTATAAGAGATACAAGATGAATAAGGAGATGGACAAGCAATTTGCGCCAATTATTCAGTATCACTTGGCGCAGCTGAGAAATCTACAAATTACAACATTCAGCAAGAAGCTTATTACAAGCTCAAATATTTATTACTATCTATGCCAATGCAACGATGTCAAAAATATCAAGACGCTTATTCAGTTCTTCGCGTCCAATCCAATCAACGAAATGCAATCCCGGACATCTATGTGTTTCGCAATTATGAATACCTTGATTTCATAGATGTCCCGGAGATGTCTGAGTATCAGGATATCAAAAATATATATATCTTAATAATAATAGATAGATAAGGATATATGTCGGACTATTTTTCCACACAGGGATGGGTGTATATTGCAGTTAGTATTATACTTACTATAATATCTCTTGCGCTGAATGTGTATTTGGAAGGTCCCGGATTATATTTAATAGCGTATTTTGTATATCTGTTTGTCATATTATTGACGGCTTACAATATAACTTGTTTAACAAAAGGAGAATGCTATTTATGGAGTTGGATTGTTACTATACTATCAATAATACCTATGATACTTATGATAATCCTAATAGTATACATCATATTATATGAAAAAAATACAAAGGTATAATTAGTATAATTAGTATAATGCGATATATGTTTTCTTTATTCTTTAGTTTTATGTTTTTTATTTTTTTAAAAATTGATTATATAAGATAAAAATATAATAAACTATATATTAATAGAATGTTTTACAATTATAAGTTTGATTCGGCCGACCCTTCAAATAATCACAGCTTTGATATTCACGATATTGACTTGGCGATTGTCAATGGTATGCGAAGGATTATTATGACGGATATTCCAAACTTGGGAGCAATCGGGGAAAAACTGGAGAAGGAGGAGCCTACTGTTAGTGTCATAACTAATACGGGAGCATTACACGACGAGTTTATTATACATCGCATCGGGCTAATTCCTATCTGTATGACGGCCGACGAAATTGAGAATTACGAGGATAATTCGCTCGTGATTGAATTGAATGTTAATAATACTACGAATAAAAGTATTGATGTGCGAACCACGGATTTCAAGGCGACCTTTAATGATGTAGAAATTACTGAGAAGAAGCTGAGAGAGTTATTTCCGCCAAACAAGGTATCAAAACTTAATATCTTGATTACGAGATTGAGACCTGGCGAACATCTACATTTGAAGGCGAATATTGTCAAAAGAACTGGGCGCGATAATGCATCGTTTAACCCAGTTTCACTATCAAACTTTTCGTATATCCAGGACCCCAAGGAAGCTAAGAAATACGAGAGCTTGCTTGATAAAGAGCGGGCATATTATATGAATGAATACGGCGACCCTACGAAGTTCAAGTTTGACATAGAGCATATTAATGTTAATATGGGGCCCAGATATTTAATCCCGAAATCTCTGGATATTGTTATAGCTAAGTTGAATAATCTAATGACTGAATTGGTTAATATTAATACGACGGAAATTGTAAAAATACAGCAATTCCAAGATATTGCCGAGACATACGAGTTTATCATTGATAACGAAGACGATACGCTGGGAAACATTATACAATCATATGTGCACGACAGTTATGTGAGGAACAAGAAAACAGTCAATAATATGGCGTGCAAGTTCATAGGCTATATTTGTCCGCATCCTCTCAAATCTACTATGATTATAAGGATAACTCTTGATAATATTACCGACAAATATATGTTTATCGCATTTATGGATAAAGTATGCAAGGAGATTGTCAGTTATTTGGTTGATATTAAGACAAAATGGAATAAATTCGCAATTGATAATAATGTATCATAATTTATATTATTATATATTAAAAGAAAGGGAAAAATAATATGTCAATTAATATCAACGACAACGAGTATATTTTTGAGGAAGAAGAATTGGAGGACATAGAATATCTAGAAATAATGAGTTTAGATGATATTATTAAAGACAATCCTTCATTTATAGCGTTGTCCCGTGAGGAAATAAAGAGCAGTTTATTTGAATTGTTTGCGAATAAGAAGAAGGCCAATAATATAACGAATCTTTTTTACGATATAATAAATGATATAGATGGCAATCGCGGGAAATTGAAAAATTATGATAATTATGTGTTTGATGCCGAAGCCGAAAAGAATGATTATAGCGCGGATATGGCGGATAAGACCGAAGTTGCCAATTTTAATAATTTGAAAAAGAAGACTGTTATAAATCACGATATAGCAAAAGAAAAATATTTTTTTTGCATTAAATACAATAAAGATTCTGAGAAACTGCGATTTAAGCCTGAAGCCAAGATAAATATCACAATAGAACCACGAGACAAGGGATTTCCTATATATTACCCAGTATTCCCAGCAGATGATGTGAATATCCCTATAATATCTGCTTATTACAAAATACCAAAGACTGTTATAAATGATTACCTATACACTAAGATAACATCGCATTTAACGACAACGAAAAATATGAATATGAATATGAATATCAATTATGTATCTTCGGAAAATTGCGAAAATGTCAGCGATTTAATAAAAGGTGTCAGACCGGATATCAGCAATATCATAGAGTATCTCAAAGATAGCTTTGAGCTTGATTATTATAACATAGAGAATGTCTTGAATAAGTTTGGTAAATCCTTGGATTTTATTAATAAGGAGGATTTTGGCATTTTATGCGATTATCTCGCGGATGTTATGGAACAATATAAGGAGCGAAAGAATGTATCAAGACCTGTTAAAATTAAGAAGCCGGATATTATAAATAAGAAGTTAATATTCTTTGATAAATTGAATACTAGCATCCAGCTATTGAACATTACAGAAAAAGTAATAGACTTTTTGGATAAAAATAAGATGAGTTTGGAAGACTATCGCGAGAATAATATAATGACTGACAAAATAAAGCCATTGAAGGATTTGGAGACCTATGCTATAATTGACACTATAAGAACTATGGGTATTGGAAACACCGATGATAACGCAGTTATCTTAGAGATATTAGATATTATAACGCGTTCTTTGAAAAATAGCAATATCTTGGAGGCTATACAATCTATTGATGACATCTTGAAGACGCACGAAAAGAAGGAGATTATTGTAAAGAAGTACGAAATCGCCAGAAAAGAGAATGAATATTCGCGAAATCACATATTTGACTATGATAAGGACGGCAAGCAATATTTAATATCATACCGAGAACACAAAGAAATAAAAGATAGCCACTATCACGATAAGAATGAGGGAATACCTATGATAGAGTTTGAGACTCAGGAAGCTACAGATGATGTGGGTAATGGAGCTGGCGACGCCGACGCCGAAGATATTGGATATATAACTGGGTTTAATGAGTTAAGTCGCCATGATATAGAGAAATATATAACAAATATTATTTATAAGAATGAGGTGGGATTTGTAGATAGTTTGGAGAATATGTTGAATATCCTGAATAATATTGGTAAATCGGCTAATATTGAGTTTGATTATGATGCATTATGTAGCGAGCTGTTCAAGTATAATCGCAGTATATCAAAGAGACGCGATATGTATATTAAGGCGTTTCAAGATAATGACTTGGAAATAAGCGAAGAGATGCTTAATTATTTGGATAAATTATCGCCCAAATCTATATTAGCATTAATAAATAATAGAGATAAACCTTTTTCGGATATTGATGATAATGTAGATAATGTTATAGTATCTTATAATAAAATATGGTGCGAGGAGTTTAATGATATGTTTTTAAATGCCCTGGCGTATTGTATAATAAACCTGCAAGATAAGATATTGAATGATACGATATTCATAGATGTTGATTATTTAAATGGTAATTTCTTGAGTTATTGGGATAACTGCGGTTCGCCTCTTAATAAAAAAGAGGATCGTGGTGTTATGTCATATATCATAGAGGTTGCCACGGATTATTTGATAAATAATAGTAATAATGAGTTTTTGATAGAAACCGATAATATGTTTAAAAATACTTACAAAGTGATTGAGAAATATTATTCGGAAAATCTGGAGAGAATGAAAAAGAAAGATGATATATGTCGGGAGAAAAAGAAGGAGCAGAAGGGAAAAATAGAAAGAGATAAATTATATGGCTTATATAAAAATAAGGAATGCGGGAAGGAACTCAGCTTATGTAGGGAGCAATATATACAATCTTTGATATATATGCCCGATGTAAATTATGTAAAGATACACAAGTTTTTAAATGGCTGTTGCTTGAAAAAGCTGGATGATAGCTTTAATGAAGATATTGATTTAAAAAATGCAAATCGCCCAGAGTTAATAGGATTTAAGAAAAAATATGCTGAGAAAAAGATGACGAATAAGCCTCGCGATTTGAGATTCATCCCCAAAAAGACTGCTAAGACTAATGCTAATACTAAGGCCGACGCTACAGATGCAGATGATGCGGAAGCCGGAGCAGGAGACGCTGGCGAAGAAATTGTTGAGCGTATATATTTAGAAGATTATATATATGATATGAATAATAATTCTAAGATAGTTAGGAGATGGCTTGAAGCAATGAAGGGAAAGAATAATAGCGTATTTCCTGATAATATTATAGCAGATTTTGAGAATGGCAATATAAAATCTATAAAAAATAGTATAATATCAAATGTTAGTTTATTGACAAAAACCTCAAAGCATTCAGGCGACGAGTTTATTAACAATTTTAATAATGTTAGGAAGACCGGCAAGGGCGGTAAAGGCGGCAAAGAAGTATCTAATGATAAAATAAAATATCTTAATATAATTCGGGCAATTATAAAAACTCTTTATGGACACTTGCGAGCGGAGGATAATAATGAGGAAATCAAAGTATTGCTTACGAATTCTATAAAGGATTTAAGGGATATTATAATAGATTTGAAAGAATTAAATAAAATATATAACGATGATATTGAGAATGAGATAGAATTTATAAATAAATATATAGTTAGCAGGGCATTATGCTGTCCTTTTAATATTGATAATACTTTAAATGGAAAGATAATATC